AACTTACATTATCTCCTCAAGTATTCTTAATGAACTCACCAATTTCATATAACCCCAAAACAGGTGAGTCAACGGTGAATAGACAATTTTCCTTCTTAGTCGGATCTTCATTTGACTATAAAATAAGCAAACGATTCGGATTAAGCCTAAACTACCGAGCATTGGGAGCATCAGGTTCCCCAATCCTAAGCAACTTCTTGATAGGTTCAAGATTAATGTTATAACGATATGAAAAAGATATTTGACATCAGACACATAGTAATACTCATAATGGTGGGTATAATAGTATTCTTACAATTTTTTGTTCCTCCACAAATTGAAATAGAAGAAAAATTGGTTTATGATACAATACCTCAAGAAGTCATCTATGAAGTGGAGGTCGAAGTACCATATGAGGTTGAGGTTGAAAAAATTGTTGAAGTGCCAGCACCAACCCCTCTTGTTGACACTGCATTCATCTTAAAAAATTTTTTTATAAAAAATTTTGTTCAAGATACAATAACGTTGAATAATAATCAGGGGGTAATATATTTGTTTGACACCATTTCACAAAATAATGTTGTTTCAAGGAAGTTTACCGCAAATGTAAAACCTAAGATTGTTAGGGAACCAGCACCTGAACCACCAAAAGTTAGAAACCAAGTTTATGTGGGATTAAACGGAGCATTGAGTCACCAAGATTGGGTTAATTCATTGGGGACAAGTATTTTGTTGAAAACTAAAGATGATAAAATATTCCAATTAGGTGGAGGTGTTGCAAATAGAACTTTCGATGGGGTGACAGGAAGTTTCACTCCATACATAATGGGAGGAGTATATTGGAAGTTAAAATTTAATAGGGAGTAAGAGTATTTATAAGAAATAGCATACCAATGGATTTAAGGGAACTTATCAAAGAAACATTAGAAGACCATTTGAACAAATCTTTAATTATTAAAGAATCTGTTGAACTTTCTGAAGCATTGAAATACCATGTTGATAATGAATTAACTTTGACAAATAACATTTTCAGAGCATATTCTGAAAGTTATTTCGATTTGGTAAATGAAGTAAGAAGATTGTGGGAAGCTGGCAAGATTGAACTGAATGAAGAGGATACTTTGATGGTTGAATCAGACTTGGGTAAAAAAGTAATGATTAAAGGTCAATTAATTTATCTTGACGCTCCATTCGTGAATGAAGATGAAGTTTTGGAAGAGGCAAAACATAGAGGTAAAAATGTTAAGTTGAATAAACCATTCAGAACTTCAGGTGGACCAAAAAAATTCTCAGTTTATGTTAAATCTAAAAGTGGGGGCATTAAAAAAGTATCTTTCGGAGATCCTAACTTAAGAGTTAGAAACGCAAATAAAGGTGCTGCGAAGTCATTTAGAGCACGACATAAGTGTAGTCAAAAGAAAGATAGAACAACCGCAGGATATTGGAGCTGTAACGTAGGTCGTTACGCAAAACAACTCGGATTATCATCTTCAAATTCTTGGTAATGGATTTTCCTTTTGAACAAATAGAAGTTGATAATAAAAAAATCAGGACGTTCAGTCCTGATGTGGAGGAAGAAGAATTGAAATGGCACCAAGACTTAAGTGACCGAAATGTAACCATTATTGAAGATGGTGGATGGTCATTTCAAATGGAAAATGAATTGCCGGTCAAATTGTCTCGGGCCAGTCATATTCACATTCCTAAATTTGTTTGGCACAGAGTCATAAAAGGACCGGACCAATTGGTGGTCGAAATCGAAGAATTATAAGATATGGAACCATCAAGTCCTTTATGGAATAAAATCAATAGATTTTTAGATACACACACATTTGACTTGGAGTGGACTCCTCCTGGCGCCGACGAATCTTTGAAATTCCGCACAAAATTCAAGATGGAATTGACAGGAAAAAAAATTTACCGACAGGTGTCTGATAAAGAATATGTTGAATATAGACTTTATATTCTTCCATCAGGAGGAGGGTCAGATATATATTTTTCAACAATTAAAGATTTGGCGGGAGAGAGAATATTAACCGCCGAGAGGGGATCTTATTATATGGTAGTTCGTAAAACTAATGATTTATTATCGGATGTTTTAATTTACTTCGGAATAGAAAATCCATTAGTTTGTACCGAAGTTGTTAATCTTGTAGATTAAAGTATTGTTATCCTAATTTTTTCAAAACATTTTTTATTACATCAATCAAAGTTTGTCTTCCAATTAAGATAACTCCCGCAGCCAACAATCTTTCAGCAATCAATATTGCTGCGGTTTCAATGTCTTCCGTTTGACCTAATACGGATTGAACATCTGTAATAATAGGAATTAGGAAACTGTAGGCGATAGCCTCCAAAAATGTTCCAACTCCTGTGTTTGCAGACGATAAAAAGTTTGTAAATGCATCTCTTAATTGTGTTCCTTTTCGAAGTCCATCCTGAAAAATATCTTCCAAACCATTTTCCTTAATCAAGGACATAATTTTCATAAATGGCCTTTTGGTCTCGAAAAATAATGCAAAAATAATTCCCGCCAATACTAACATTCTTTGGTCTTCATTCAAACCTAAATGTTGAGTTCTCAAATATTGGTCAAGAGGAAGAACCAAACCTCCAACTGATGTACCCCAAGTCAACAACATTCTTAAGTTTATACCATAAGATCTGAAAACTTTATGTAACATTTGTTTTGTGAAGACATACATGTTTTTCACGTATAACCCAAGTTGGGATTTTTCTTCTTCTTGAAGAAGTACTCGTAGTTGAGATTCTGTAATTAAAAATTCCATATAACAATAAATATATTGTATATATTTATTGTTATGAAAGGATCATTAAATGCGGAATTAAAAGTTGGAGATAAAGTTATGTGTTATCACATGGATGGGGAAATTGGTGTGCCTCCTGGCACGATTGGTAAAGTTACCGACGTAACCACTGACCCATTTGAACCTGGTGGAGATGAAAAGATAATTAGCGTTAAATGGGAAAATGGGGTTAATTTAGCTCTAATTAGTTCTACTGATTCGTGGAAAAAACTTATGTCTGAAGAATAAAGTGGGAGAGATTAATTCTCTCTCCCCTAGTTATACAGTATGAAAGGATCGGATTTTCAAAAATGTCTTACCGATTGAATCGTCAAGAATTTTCCACATCTCTGAAATCGCAACCTCTTTTTCAGTATATGTTTTACTGAATAAGATCTCTCGGAAATATCCATACCCATCATAGTATCCGTTGGTGTGTGGATTAAAAATTACAAATATTTTTTTACTTTTTTTCATTTTATTTGAAGTTTATAACAATTTTAGTTCCGTAATCATCTATTTTATATCCACTCCATCTATTATCAAGTACAAAGTATTTGCTGAAGTTGAATATTATAATTTCTTGGCCCTTGTAATAGGAGACCAATGAATTTAATGCGTAATCAATTGAATATCCTCCCTCCAATTTATATCCGAGAATAAGGTCTGCAATATCTGGATCAACATCTGTACTGAGTATAATAATGACTTGCATGACTCAATTTGACAGAGGTGCTTTGATTTTTGGATGTGATTCGTATCCTATCAACTCAAAACATTCTGGTCTATAAGAAAGTATTTTTTCACTGAATGTTTTTTCCCCCAAATGTTCTTTTACTTTTTCATGTTGGTACCAATTTCTTTCCGTGATTTGAACTTTGGGTAAATCATAAGGTCTTCTATGCATTTGTTCTTTTGCTTGTTCAATATGGTTTGAATACAAATGAGTATCACCTAAATTGCCAATCAACTCATCAGGTACCATATTAACTTCCTTTGCAATGATTTCCAATAGTAATCCATACGATGCAATGTTAAATGGTAATCCTAAAAATGTATCTACACTTCGTTGATTCCACATTAAAGAGATTGCTCGTTGTGGTAATGACTTAGGATAGAATGGAGTTCCCATATGTTTTAACTCCAATGGTGTTCCATTTATTTCTATATTTAATCCTGATTTAGTATATTGTTCCCACTTTTCTTCTAAATTTAATTCTCTCGTATAAACTTGAAATCCATAATGACAAGGTGGTAGAACCATTTGGTCCAATTCACCTACATTCCAAGCACTTACCATCAATCGTCTACTATCAGGATTTGTTTTGAGTTCGTTGATTAGATTTTGGATTTGGTCTATTGAATTAGTTCGGTACGTTACTTTAACATCATATTTACTATAATCACCACCATCACGAATTAGTTCCATAACCTTATCCTTGTCTGACCATTTTACATTTTGTAAATCATAGTTTAAAATATTTCTACCTCCCCAACTTCTCCATTGTTTACCATAGATTGGTCCTAATTCACCCCACTTATTGGCAAACTCACTATTGGTTTTGATTTCTTTAATGAACTCTTCTTTTGATGGGACATCTTCGTAACCTAAGAAATTATTAGTATAGTTTTTATACGCATCCCCATCCCAAATATGGCAATCATAATCCAATAAGAATTTGATATTGGTATCCCCACGTAGAAACCACAAGAGTTCCGTCACCATAGTTTTCCATGCCATCTTCTTTGTGGTAAGTAACGGAAACCCTTCACTCATTTTATGACGAATTTGTCTACCAAAAACGGAAAGGGTTCCAGTTCCTGTTCTATCTTTTTTTTCTACTCCATTCTCTAAAATGTCTCCGAGTAGTTGTTGATATTGTCTTTCTATGTTCATTATTTATCGAAATCACTAAATTTTAATCCCCACATTAAAGAAACCATTCCCATTTCTTTTTCGCATAAGGCTTTATTCCAACGAAATACTCGTTTAAGATAATCCATACCCCACTTTTTCCATTCTTCATTTTGTTCCATGGTCATTGTCCATTGGGCATACCAATCATCTTTTCTATCCTTCACATCATCGTAGGTTACTTGGTACCCTGCGATCTCAAACATTTTGTTGATTACATCTACAACAAATTGTTCTTGTTTCTGTTTTGTAGTCAATCGTTTTGTCATAATTTTATAGTTTACCAAATTGTTGGTGGTTTTGTTGAATATAATTGGAAATAGAAAATCCTAACCAAATCTCGTTTAGAATAACCTTAATCTTTTGAATCATCTTTTTCATCTTTAGTATTATCTTCAGTTTCATCGAATAAATCATAACCTTTGTAATCAGGGTGATTTTTATGCATATAATCTATACCTCTTACCCACATAAAAGAAATAATAATGGGGATTAAAAGTAAAAAGAAAATTGATACCAATATTTCAGCTGATATAGTCATAAACATCTTCGTTTTTGTTAGATAATAAATCGTTATACTGTTTTACAAGTCGGTTAACATCACCCCAAATAATACTGGCGTTTGGGTCAAGTTCCTTGATTTGTTCCGCCAATTCCTTTTGTCTTCCTTGAGAAAAATATTCTCCTTCTATTGCATTTGCCAGATTATGAAGATGTTCAGGAGCACTTATTGAAATTCTCAAATCATAATCCGCCCACTTTGTTTTATAATCATTCATCA